AAAAAAAGTAATTTGAGGATTACCAGTTAAATAAACATCCTGAGCACCATAAGCAACAAGTTGAAGAAGACCACCACCCATTTATGCTATTATTCTTTATACTATAACTGGAGAAAAAAAATGAAATATAAATAACTTAATTACTATAAGCAAGACCACCCATTCCAGATAATATGCGTAATACATTATAGTTTACCGCATAAATATTAATAGCACCAGCAACTTTTGATGTGACTGATAATACAGCAGTATCTATACGTGACATATTTAATGTTCCTGATGGTTGATGTTCTTCTGGTTTTAAAGCAAATGAATATACATTAATACCTTTATTAACAGGTATATTAGTATGATGTTGATAAGGTTGAACATAATTGAAATAAGCACCTTCGCGTTTGTTAAAACGATCATTTCCATTTAATTGTATAAGACCATCAGAAAATGGATTATTTCCAATCGGGTATATATTATATATTAAATTAGATGTATAAACAGCTGCATTGACACCATTATTTGCAGCTCCTACAGTATCCCATAATTCTAAGTTAGATGTAGCGGTGCTTCTGTTACCGAATTGGAAACTTGATATATTTGTTGGATTATCGAGTCCGTTAACATATGCAGTATTATTAGCAACATTATCGGTATAATTATACCAATTATTAACATTCGCAACTGCTTGTTTTGCAACCCACACAATTTCTTTGCAAGGATGATTAAAATTTAATTTAATACGATTATTACTAATTGAAAGATTTTCTTGACCAGTAAATTGTAATTGTTCTATTAAATATTCATGTGATAATTGAGCAAATCTTCTACGTTCATCAGTGTCTAAGAAAATATAGTCTACCCATATTGTCGCATCTAAAGCAGAACCTAATTGAGATTTAGCAGTGGTAGTAGCAGTTTGTGATGTATTACCAGTATTATCAGTTGTGGAATATACACAATTATCTATTGTTTCTAATTCTAATTTTAATTTTACTTCATGATATTGAAGAGCAATGAGAGGTAGAGCAAGACCTATGTTGCGACAAAACCAAAATTCTAATGGAATATATAATGTTGTATTGTTATTATTTACTGTGGCGGTTGCACTTCCAGCGCTATGTTTGGCACTTATTATATCACTATCGGCGCCAACCATAGTATTCCATCCAAAACGTTTTCCAGCAGGTAAAGATAACTCATTCCATATATATAACCAGTCAGCATAATGTTTATCTATTTGTTGTCCTCCAATTTCAATGGTAACAGCTTTTATTAATCTAAGACCAAGATAATTTACATATCTATCTGTTGAAGTGCCATATGTTGAAAAATCATATGTAGTTAAAGCAGGAACATTTACAACTAAATAAGTACGATGTATTAAATCGCCGTTACGTGATATTTGACAATAAACTGTTTGTCCAAATCCAGGAGTTCCATTGAAAGTCTGTTGAATAGCCTCCATAGCAAAATTAGTATGGCGACGATATACTACTTTAAAAAATGTAATTTGAGGATTACCAGTTAAATAAACATCCTGAGCACCATAAGCAACAAGTTGAAGAAGACCACCACCCATTTATGCTATTATTCTTTATACTATAAACGGAGAAAAAAATATATTAACAATGATAGCGATACATTTTAATATTACTACTTAAGAATGTTTATAGATTAAATTATTAGAGACATTTATAATAATATGTTTAAAGAGAAAACTTCAAAAAAAAGATTACATATAAATGATAATAATAAGGACATATCAACATTGGATGCGATGCATAATAAAATTATAAAAGATTATTCAGATAAACTCATATTAAAAAATAATTATAATAAGGATATTAATAATATTATTTCAAAAAAAAACATTATTAATGAGGAGATATTAAATTTATATAAATTAGATAATAGATTATTAGATAATCATTATGATACATTATGGAGTTGTAATATAAAATTACAAGAAGATTTATTAAAAATAAATCAGAATATAAAAGATTTGGATAATTTTAATGAAATAGAATATTATGAGAAAACAAGTGATATACTATTTAATTATTATGATATGTTGGAGAAACAGTCAAAAATAGATAATAAAATAAATTTTTCAAATAAAACTGTATTGGATGCATTAAATACAATAGATGATGATAAATGCGACTATTATAATGCGGTTGATAATGAGGAAGAAAATATAATTGCTGATAAAAGTTCACTTGTTGATAAATATTTATCTATTACAAATAAACAACATATAAAAAAAATATATCACGAAGATGCAGAAATTTGTAAAAAATGCAATAAACAATTAATATGCTTGCAACATGATGCAATAATGATATGTGATACATGCGGATATCAAGAACTATTATTAGTTGAACAAAACAGACCTATATTAAAACAAAATACAAAGGATACGTCTCATTTTAGTTATAAAAGAATAAATCATTTCAGAGAATGGTGTAATCAAGTTCAAGGAAAAGAAAGTACCGATATACCAGATGAAATTTTTGAAAAAATTTTAAATGAAATAAAAAAAGAAAAAATTTACGATACTAAAACGATAACGTATACAAAAATGAGAGAGATATTAAAACGATTACGCATTAATAAATACTATGAACATATAAATTACATAATAAATAGAATTAATGGTATACCTACGCCGCAATTTTCACCAGATCTGGAAGACAAATTATGCAGTATGTTTAGAGATATCCAAGGTCCTTTCTTAAAACATTGCCCGAAAGATAGAAAGAATTTTTTATCTTATAGTTATGTTTTATACAAATTTTTTCAAATTTTAGGTCTAAACGAATATTTGAAGTATTTTCCTTTATTAAAAAGTAGGGAAAAATTATATGTTCAAGACCAAATATGGAAAAAAATATGCGAAGAACTAAATTATGAAATTATACCATCATTATAATTTAATTAAACACCGAATCCGACAAGTCGGAAACCAGTACCTAAGCCAACACCTTGGCGAGCTCCAGCAGAAACTGAGGGAGCTAATAAATCTAATATGGAAAACACACTTGCGGCAGTAAGAGCAAGTAATAATATTTCACTCATATCAAGGCGACTTTTTGGTAATATAAAGGCCACTAATGCAACAACAAGACCTTCAAATAAATATTTTATAATGCGAATAGCTGCTTCCCATAAATCAAAACTATACTCCATTTACTTTATACTATTTAATAAGAATATATTTTTTTATATTAAAAAGTATATAAGATTTTATAATATATATATTATGTAGTAATAATGACTGATAAAACTTCAACCATTTCATCTGGTGAAATAGATTACTTAGACGAAGATAAACAAATTCGTGGGCAAAATTACTGTCTTCTATCTTTTATTAGTCCAGAAGATGTTCTAAAAGAAAAAGAAATTTATTATTTTGGTAGATTTTTAGAACAATTTGGAAAAGATATGAAGACGCTATTTGATGGCATTCAAGCTAAATATCCTGATTCAAAAGACCTTATTGATACTCTAAAACAAAACCATTCATATGTATATGATTCTGATGAACTTCAAGAACAATATAAATTTTTCAAATCAACTAAATCATCAGAAATTGAATCAGATTTCCACAGAGAAAATAACTTTAAAACTTCAATGCGGGGAATTAAAATTAGAGGAACTTTTGATACTATTGAAGAAGCCAAAAATCGCAGTGAATTTCTTAAACGTATTGATAATAAATTTGATATTTATATTGCACAAGTTGGTTGCTGGTGTCCTTGGTCACCAAATCCAAATGATCTTCAAGATCAAGAATTTGCCGAAACACAGCTTAATACTCTCATGAAACAATATAAGAGCAATATGAATTCAAAAGATGAACTTTTTGAACAGCGTAAAAATGATGTCGTAAAAAATGCCAAAAAACCATTAGACGCGGGGGAAATGTCAGATAGTCTTCAAGATGTTGATCCATGGACTGCTAAAAAATTAGCGGAAAAATCTGCTGCTGAAGCTGCGGGGGATGCTGGTGCTGCTGAAGCTGCTGGCGCGACTGAAGCTGTGGGGGATGCTGGTGCTGCTGAAACACCGGCAGAAGATAAGAATGAAGTTATTTAAAAATTATAGCAGTATTATATATATGCTATGGGATTATTAAATAATATTAATAATTTTTTTGTATTATTATATCAAAATATAAATTGCTATTATATTTGTTATAATAACTCAGAATTAAAAGAATCTTTAATAAATGCAAATGACGAAAAAGATGATAAATATATTAATTCATTTGAAAAATTATTAGTACAACCTAATGATTCATGTGATTATTATTTATTTTAAAATATAACTTTGAAATGTTATATTTTATAAAAAAATAAAGTATTCCCGGGCGGTATCGACCCGCCGTCTTTGCTTCATAAGAGCAATGTTCTTCCATTGAACTACGGGAACATATTATGAGAAAGTATTAATACCTTTCCCATACTCATATATATATTCTAATCCTTATATACTTTTTTTTATTTTTAAAGAAATAATATAAAAAAAATGATTATAAATATAATTTTATAATTGTTAATTATGATATATAGTATATCTACATTCAATCCTTGCTGTATTGAACCCGTTACTGTTTCTATTGGAATTTATGTTCTAACAAAATCAAAAAAAATTATAAATACAAGAACATTAACTCGTACAAAATATATTAATACACAAATAATTAAATTTATAGATTATAATAAGGAATTATTGATAGATGCTGGAAAAGAAGAATTGGTAGAATTTATATCTGATACTAAGATATTAAATTATATCAAATTAAATCCCACAATAGCGGTTACTTTGTATTTCATCATATTGCTCGCATACATTATTTTTTAAAGAAATTAATAAAAAAATGATTCTTATGTTTTTTTATTTAACTTATATCACCACCAATGTCTGATAATGAATCAGTTGACAGTGTATATGAATCTTCTGGTATTCATAATGTGACTATTAATATTGAAGGACAGCGAAAAGCAATCTTTCGCAAAATAAAAAAAATGTGTTTTGCAAAAAATGGTATCATATTTGGAGGCATGCCTCGTGATGAAATTATTCAAGAATATTATATTCAACAATTTCAAAAATATGCAATGGAAAATAAATTCTTTGGAAAATCAGAATATTCAGCAAAATTCTGGGATACATCTATTCATCCTGAATCTTCTGCAAGAACTATCGTCCCAAATGATGCAGACTTATTCTTTAAAAATCATAATTCGGCATTAGAATTTATTGAATTAGTTAAAAGAGTTTTTCCCGGACGCCAATTTGAAGTACCTGATTCTCATGATAACTTTGCTAATAATATTTATTTCGGAGCGCGAGCAGGTTTATCAAATATAATTGTAAAAAAATGTTGCATCAATTATTATGCAGGAGTTACTCAAACAGACGATGGATATCGTATTAAAGTTCCTATTGATATTGTATATCCTCGTAATGAATGTGATATGATTGATAATAAAGAACCTCCTTTTGAAAACTGTGATATGTTATGTAACATATTTGTTGAAGATTCTTACAATTCTCGTCGCATTTCAAATAATTCAGTGACATGGTTTAAATATTTAAATACTTATGAAAAAACTATATTAACACATAAAATCATTGAAAATATGATTAAATTTAAAACAGATATTATTAAAAGTTCGTCTGTAACTCGAGATAATTTCATTGACATTTCAAGATATATTAAGATGATGTCTCGTCCA